CTTACCAGCGGGACGCTTATCAAGTCCCTTTTCTTTGAGCATAGCCGCAACGTCTTCAATATGAAGACAATCGCACACGCAAGCAGTGGTATTTACGTTCTGAATTGGAGCAATCGAACCGTTGCAATAGTCGTTGCCAGGAGTTGCAGAATGCAATACTCCAACAGCAGTTACATTGCCGCTATAATCCAACTGAACAACTTTATCACCGTTCTTTGCTTCTCGGCCATTTCTGTAATGCATACTTTTCCTTTCAAACCAATGCCTTAGCTTCAATTTCTGCACTTTCAAGTTCATTAGCAAGCTTGCGAAGATTTTCCGGCGTAAAAAAGCCTTGTCCTAAATAAAAACTAGCAGAGTTACCATAAGATTGCAAGCTTAGCTCCTGATGTGTATAGATTCCTTCTTCAGGACCGTCTCCGTTATCAAAAAAATTAGTTACAAGAAGAAGAGCTTCCCCGCCATTGTCCTTGGGATTGAAATTGAAAATATGCTTATGCAAGTGTTGCTCAGCCATTTACTGTCCCTCAAAATATCCAAAAGTAAATTGCGAAACCGATTGCAGAACCAACTGCAAAACCAATCCAGAATAGTTTTTTCTTTATCATAATCTCTTATTCGACCAATCCAAGGAGCTTTCTCTCTTCCTCACTCAGCTTGCTCAAAGCTTTTTCTTTAGCGGCTTTCTTTGCAGCCGCTCTTTCCTTAGCGCTTTTCTTTTTGCGAGCGTCGTTTTCTTGTGCTTTTGCTATTTCTGCGCGAATATAAGCTTCAATCTCCTCGTTCTTCATAAAGAAGAACTTCTTTGGGAAACCATTCTTATAATCCCAAATACCGCTATCTATAAGAGTTCGAGACCGTTTGGCAGGTTGATAGTTATAAGAGATTTCGTCCTCGTCGCTTTGAGGAACGTAAATCTCTCCCATTCCGCCTTCAACTGCGTCATGGAAATACCAGTTATACTCGGTGTCTTCTACGTCAAATGCTTTATGAATAACAACAAGAATTTCGCTGATTCTGTTGTTGATATGATCTTCATAAGCGCCAGCTTCTTTTTTGAGAATTTCCCAATTAGAAAAAACGCTCCTGTCCAAAGGACCAGGAACGTTATCAACTTGAGGCACTATTATGCCGTTATGAGAGTATCTGTTCTTAATTACTTTATTGCCAGCAATAACCATGTCAGCAGTTGCTATCTGATCACGGCTTTCACTTACAATAGTAGAAAAAGAAAACTCCGACTGTCCACGGACAAGATCGGAGTTTTCAAGGAAAAGAACATTGCCTTTTCGCATAGCTGAGGTCTCCTACTGTATTTTCGGAGATTCAGCGCCAAACTCAAACCATTACACCATAGTTTTATGAACTACCGTAAACCACTTTAATGACCAAAAGAGCAGCCTGCTGTTGAGCGTCAGAAGCGGAAAGAGAGTTACTAAGCGATTGCAACTGTTGCAATAGGAACTTGATTGGTAATCCTTCTGGAATGAAAACTTCAATCAAACCCTTACTTGTCATATCAGGTTGAACCGTAGTAACGGCTTTTGTTTCACCATTTACAAAAAATGTGATTGCCATAATTCTCTCCTAAACGTTCTCAAAAATGCGGATAGAGGGAATCGAACCCTCGCTTATTGCTTGGGAAGCAATCAGGCTACCATTACATCATATCCGCTCTATTATAAGTTTACAAAGCTAAAACTCATAATCCTTCTTAAAACGGTTGAGGTCGGTGTCGAAACCGACTAATCCAATAATCTTTCTTCGTCGGCCTATAAATAGGCATGGGATTGAACAAAGATTTCTCAACCAAAAGCGCTACGGGTAGGATTCGAACCTACATTGTACGGGTTGATAACCCGTTGCGTGATAACCCTCAAAACATCGACTTCATAAGAAGTATGGTTATTGCCCAAGGATGTGCCAGTTTCGCCACCGTAGCATTAATCTATCGACAAATCGCGCTGGTTGGGATTCGAACCCAACAGCCTCTCCTGTATGAAAGGATAACCTTTTGCCTATCGACCTGTTCGGTATGTTACCGGAAAAGGTGTTATAAGCGTGCTACCATTACACTACAGCGCGAAAAACTTAGGTCTCTTTTACAAGACCCAAGTTGTTTAGACTTTAGAAAATCCGTAAGTTCCAGAATTTGCCCAAGCATGAATCTTGGACCAGATAATGTCATAATACAGATTATCAAGCTTTTCCTTATCAACGATCTCAGGAATCTTGCTCTTCTCAAGCTCGATCGGAATCTGAGCGTCAATCTCTTCATAATGAGCCTTTACTTCCTCAACAGGAACTTCTCCATGTCGAACCTTACGCAGGAAATCTGCGTTCGGACGAGGAAAAGTAATCGTGCCAGTTTGCAAAAGCTCGATACACTCCTCAAGCAAACGAACCGCATGGTAAGCATTCTTAATGCTATACCCGAAAGAAGCAATATGTTCCTTACGTTGCGCTCCAAGCTTGCGAAGTTGTTCGAAGTAATCAACAGCCTTTTTCCATTCTCCAAAAGCAAAACCCTGCATCGGCTTGATGAGTTGCTTTGATACAAAGAGGTGCTTGTTGTCGATCATCATCTGACCGGCTTCAGTTACCTCCAAGATATGCTCCTTCGGAGCGAACAAGATTTCCGCCGTGTTAGGGCTGAACCTTTCAAGCAAATTGAAGAACTTAGGAAAGCTCCAGATTACAGTATCCGGATCTTTGGTTTCATGCTGTTCCCAATGCTTGCGACCAAGAAGATACTCAGCAGGTGGAATTACAAATCCCCTGGTATCCCGATCTGAACCTTGAACATTACACCCATATAAGTGCGATCCCGTAAGAACTAAAAGATCAGGTTTTTGCCAAAATTGATTTTGCTCTTTCATTTTTCCTTTCTAAGAACCATTCACAATCCCTATATAGTTCTTTGATTAATTTCTCTGCATTTTTACCTGAGATTGATACTCGAAAAATTGTCTTATGATTTTGAATCGAAGCTTTTATTTTAACTAAGCAAGAAACAAAATCAAGGAACTGCATAAGAAGATATTTAGATCCAACCAAAGATAAAACCGGATTACCTCTGTCAAGAAATATAGAACCAGCGACCTTTTGCTCTCCGAGCAAACGTTCCGCCAAGCTGAACTACACCCTGATTAGTGATATCTATTACCAAATAACTTAGTATGTTCGTCAATCTTGTCAAGCACTTCTTTCATTGCTTTGAGCAAAGATTTGTTTTTGACTTCGAGGCTACTCTTTTTGCCTCCATACCCGTTATCCATCCAAATGGATGCAGAAATTACCCATTCGCCAGAAACTTCCCTTTTTGAGAATATTTCCCAAGACGAAGGGATTGACTCAAATCTTCGAGCAACTTCTATAAAGTTATCCAGAATCATTTAATTCGTTTTTCAATATCGCAAGCGACAGCATAAAGTTGGTCAACTTCCGCCTCAAGTTTTTTTATCTGCTTAAGATAACTCATCATAAGTTCTGGATCATTGCTAGCGTCAAGCATAGCAGAAAGCTCTATGGTTTCGTCTAGCTTTTGCAGAGTATTTTCAAGGTACTCTCTTTGGAGTCTCAAAAGACTACAATGGCGAGCCTTATCGTCGATTTGAGTTGCATTGCTCATGCAAGACTATCGACGTTTGCCTTTTCGGAATTTGGGCAATCACAGCCGCTGTTATTCACTGCGAAGCTAATACCAGAGCTTCTCGAATCTTGTTTTCCTGCTGCAATCCAACTAGCGTTGTAAGAAGTTTGCCATTCTTAAAGATGGCAAGGGTCGGAATAGAGTTAACATTGCAGCTTTTTGCAAGTTCAACATTCTCTTCGACGTTAGCCTTTACAAACGTAATGTTAGTCAACTCGTTAGAAAGCTTTGTAAACGTTGGCAACATCATTTTACAAGGCATACACCAGTCTGCCCAAAAGTCAACGATTACAACGTCATGCTCTGCCGGATCAAATTTGGAATTAATGATTTCTTTCATGATACTCTTTCTTACTAAAGTCAGGGAGACAGGATTCGAACCTGCGACCTATTGGACCCAAACCAATCGCTCTAGCCAAGCTGAGCTACACCCTGAAAAACAAAGATAAGTATGGGGTGCCTCTAGGAATTCAGAGTTTTGGGAAGCCCTTTCGGGATTGCCTCTTTATCTGAGTCATAAGAGGTTACTGAAACCCAGGCATTGTTAACCTAGAATGCTTCGACTTATCCTTGATATGCTACTATATTCCCTCTATCGTCATAAACAACAATCTTCCCCATTTGATCCACGCCAACTCTTCTTTGTCCTTTGGGGGCTTTCTCAGAAATCTTTTCATACTTCTGAGTTTTCTCATTGAAGACTGTTTTTACTTGTTTGGCTTTCTTTGCCATAAGTGGAGATTAAGGGACTCGAACCCTTGGCCTCTTCGATGCCATCGAAACGCTCTACCAACTGAGCTAAATCCCCAAAAAGCGGGGAGGCCTCAACAAGAAGCCTCCCGCAAGGAGGTCGTCAGCAAACGACCAGTCAACGTATTAATTACTTCGACAAAATATCAAGATTGCCCTTCATTATTTCTTTGATGTCATTTGTCTTTCGACCTGTTACATGGTCTGAAACAAAGTTCTTATAGAAACAGTAGGTTCTTCTTGCTCCGCCTCTGCCAGTATCGCCAAGAGCTTTCTTACGCTTTGCTGCGTATTCGCTGTTCTGTTCTAAGAACTTTTTCTCTTGGACTCTACCGCATAACAAGTTATAAGCATGAGCCTTGTTTTGCTGAGGAGAACGATGGACTTGCGACTTAACAGCAATCCCTGTTGGGATATGCTTCATTCTACATGCGCTCTTGCATGTATTTACGCCTTGTCCGCCTGGTCCTGACGCATTTTGGAATGTTATTTCAATGTCTTCGTCTCTTATAGTTGCCGATTTGAAGGCAAAGAGAGGAAGAACGCCAACAGAAACTGTTGAAGTGTGTCGGCGTCCGCTTCTTTCAGAAGGAGGGCATCTTTGAACAACATGCTTACCAGACTCATTTTCAAATGCGGCAAAAGCGTTTTTACCGCTGATCTCTAGCGTTGAAGAACCATAATCGGTATCAACAATCGCTATATCAAGACCTTTTTTAGTTGCATATCTGACATAGACTGAGGCGAGTTCATGAACAAAGTTCTTAGCGTCTTCGCCGCCCTCGCCGGCTCTTATTTCGAGCAAAATAGAAGTCGGGTCAAAGCAACTCCTGACCCTTATTTTCGAGGCTCTTATTCCAATGATTCTTGTTATTACTCATGGCAAGCTCCTTTCTAAATTAGATGCCATATCCAACAATAACGATGAGGGGACTCGAACCCCTGACCTCCGTTTACGAGCTTCAACCCTCTCGCGTTTCAGGCTGATACTCCACGGCTCGCTTGCCGCTGCGCTACATCGTTACAAAGCAACGGGTTGGATTTGAACCAACGACCGACCTGCTATTTTACGTCAGGTCTTACTCTACCGCTGAGCTACCGTCGCTAAACTGGGCGAACAGGGTTTGAACCTGTAACCTCCGGATCCAAAGTCCAGCGCACTACCAATTGTGCTATCGCCCATTCTTTCCTGCAAATGTCTCCGTTTGACTATGACAGTTTGGACAGAGTAATCTCAGGTTTTCTTTTCTGTTATCTTTGCGATTACCATTTTTATGATCAAGCTGAAGATATAACGGCTTTCCATTCCAATTTGGACCAATCTTACACGAAAAACATTCGTTTGTAATAAGATTGGCTTTTATCAATCTCTTTTTAAGAGTTCTGTTGTTGGTGTAGTTTGAGTTTTCAACCAGTATTTCTTCTAAAGGTTTGCCTTTGCATCCTCTTATTGATTTATTCTTATTGGAACTTCTTCCAAGAGGAATATGAGAAAAATCAATGCCATCACTAATTAGTCTATCTTTTAGAGTCTTACTATTTCCACCTTTAACTCCTAGTCCATACTTTCTAAGTATGAAAGAAAGGGAGTCTGTCGATTTTACGACTTGCTCAAGTTCTTCTTTAGGAATAAACCAAAGAATAGATTTCTTTTTTCTTGTCTTCATTACATCTTCTCCTTAGAAGATGTAATACAAAGTAACGGTAACATACTCCTTCTTTAGTCTCCTGTGTTGCCGTTACACCATAGACCAAACTGTTCAGGACTTCTTCTGAGAATCAATCCATTTTTTAGCTGCTTCGTTTTGAGTCTTCCTGTTAGAAGATTTAATACCTTTACAAAGCTCTTCAAGCTGTTTGATTAGTTTTTCGTTTTTCATACAGCCTTTCTTTTTGGAAGTCTTAGCATTTTCCATTTCGGCTCTACGATTTCTCTTAAGACGCTCTTGATTCTTACGATGCTTTCTTGCCACGTTTTTTTGCTTGCTTGTCATTTTTCTTCTCTTTCTTTTTCTTCTCTTCTTTCAACTTGAAGAGTTTATCTCCAACAAGAACCGACCCGCCCATAATCTTTGAAATGTTCAAATGCATCTTAATTTCAGACGCTTTCATTCCGCTTGCTTTGAAGAGTTCTTCAAGCTGTTCAGCCGTTACTTCAATAGGCTCGCCTGCTTTGGAAGCCGTTTGTTTTAGATGGTTGAACTTTGCAGCGGAAAAGAACATTACAATCTCCTTATGCGGTCTTTATTCTTACAGAAGCAACCGCAGCAGTTTTTCGGAGATTCTCAAGCGCTGATTCGCAGTTTTCACGGCTTGTATAGCTTTCGCCAGATTCAGCCGTTATGCGACCAGAAGAATAATGCCTCCAACGCCATTGAGAAGTAGCGTCTTCGTACAACTCAAAACCATCAGGATTTGCTGCCTTCTGAACTTCATTTCCTGTTACACAACCCATTTCAAATCTCCATTCTGATTAGATTTTGCGCCAAAAGTAAACTCATATGTTACTTTCGCTGCATATTCTAATCAATTCCAATCCCATTTTTCGGCCATTTCAACAAATAAACTTCTTGCTTCACGAGCCGCTTTGAGTCCGTCTTGTAATTTATCTTCAAAGTTTCCTGTTCCGGGACCAACAAGACCAACCCAGCGACCGTCAGCCCAAACACAAGCAGTTTCTGGAGTAAGCTCCTTCTCTTTCATATGCTTGAGCATCTTGTAACAAGTCCATGCTCCGTCTCCAGAACCCGGAACCTTATCGCTACATACCATTCTCGGATACTTACTTGGATTCAAACCAATAGCCTCAACGATTACTTCTTCTAACGCTTCAGAAGCTTTCTTGAAGTTTGCAAATACATGCAAAGCAACAATCAAGGCATGATCTGGATAAACATTTCGAGGAATATCTTTCATAACAGCCCGACCAGGGTTCGAACCTAGACGTACACTTTCAGAGAGTGCAATGCTACCATTACATTATCGGGCTATAACAAGTGGACCTGAGGAGAGTCGAACTCCCTGCCTTGAGAGGAATGTTCAACCAAATTAAACTTCAAGCCCATGTTCTATGCTTTTCTGCAATCCATTCTCTACCGTCATACTCTTCTATTTTCCATTCTACATTGGCAGGAATTTTTACTATTTTAAGTTCTGAAAAAGCGCCAAAAGCCTTTTTCCCTAAGGTTTCAACGCATTCAATAAGAAGAGGATCGTCTCTCTTCTCTGGTGATGTATTTATAACAAGCTGTTCGTCAGGAGAAAAAACAACAATTCCAAAAGATCCTTGCGATTTATCAAGAAGATACTTTCTCCACTCGCTAATATCCTTTTGGAAATAGGGATTATTTTTGCCATAATACTTAGAAACTTTGCAAGTAATACCTTTCATTCCTCTTTCGAAGAGCCAAAGAGCAGCTTCAGGAGATATTCCAAAACCACCATAACAATCATTTATGACAATCTTCTTTTTAGCGCTCACTGCTAAGTCCTTAAGAGTTTACAAAGTGGAGCCTGCGGGGATCGAACCCGCCGTCTTTTGCTTGCAAAGCAAACGATTCGCCTTCGAATCTTCGGCCCCAAAACAACCAATATGTTAGGTGACCAACGGGGGTAACTTAACAGGTTAACCGTAGGTACATTCGACTGGTTGTTAATGCCCCTACCCGGATTCGAACCGGGAAAACGTCGGCTTAAAAGGCCGCTGCTTTACCTGATAAGCTTCAGGGGCTATACTTTTCGTTCTTCGTCAGTCTGTTTTCGTTGTTTCATAAACAATCCTTTCTCAAAATTCCACATCCATAATCCTTCCAGGGAAGCATCTTCTTGCTATTGTAAATCCTCTTGTAAGAGAATAATCATCTTTGAAAACAGTCGCATTGCTTTTTTCAAAATGAATCGAAGCAACATATTTAGCATGAATGCCTTGCCCGTCTTTTGTAAGACGGATAAAGCCTACTCTCTTCTTGCCTTCGTAAACAGCTATTCTCATAATAGCGGAGATAGGATTCGAACCTATATGGAATGGCTTATGACACCACCGCTGGAAACCGTTCCAGTCTACTCCGCAATCAATCGAGGTCGTCAGATAAATCGACAAACCTCTTATACTCTTTTCCGATAAACACCGCAGATTCCGACAGTATTTCGTCTATTTCATTTTCTTCATTACCTTCGTTGCCGTAATACTCGCCTGAAGCCACTTCAAACAAGGCCCTCATACTTGATCTCATTTCTTCAAATAGCTTTGCAATACCTTGTAGGGTGGCGTCTTTTGAATAAATTGGATCAGTCTTAATAATCTTGATTGCTTCTAAAGGTGTCATTCTAAATTCAAATCGACAATTACTCAAAACTTCCTTTAGAGAACACGATTGTTTTAGTCGATATTGAAGTGCAAGAATGAAAGGTAAAATATGGACACAAAAAATATTCATGTCGATTTTGAAAAGCTATCAGCAAGCCTTGTTGATGTTCTTCCTGTCGCTATTATTATATTCAATAGCAAGCATAATATAATCTATTGCAACAAATACGCAGAAACCGTATTCGGCTATAAAATAGAAGAGCTTATTGGGAAGCCTCTTGATTCTCTTGTTCCTGATAGGTTCAAAGAAAGTCATAATCATGACGCTCATGAATATATGAAAAACCCGAAACCAAGGTCTATGAATAATGGACTGGAACTATATGCTATTCATGCCGACCATCACGAATTCCCTGTAGAAATAGCCCTTTCTCCATTAGTCAAAGACGACGGAGAACAACTTGTAGTAGCTTCCATTCTTGATCTAACTAAAATGACTTCTCTTATTCTCAGAGTCGATTCTTCTGTTTTAGCGAATACAGAACTTCAAGATAAGATTACTGCAATGAGGGAAAAAATGGCAGAAATGGAAGAAAAATACTCTTCGCTTCTAAAAAGCTCCCGGTTGGATTCGAACCAACGTGTCGTTTAACGAGTCTGCTTTGCAGGCAGGTCCATTCAACCTCTCTGGCACAGGAGCATGGAGGCGAGGGCAGGACTAGCAACTTCTTACCTTGCAAGGGTTTTGGTCTTGCGACCAAAGAAGTCTACCTGCACCAGTGTCCGTAATACCAGCCGCTCAAGGCCGCCAGACATCGTTCTATACGATGAGCCATCGCACCTTAAACTACCTCGCCAAAACTCTACTTTCCCGCAAAGGAAAATAGAGTTATAACAAACATGGGATTGGTCTGGGGTGCCTACCATTAGGCGTATCCTTATGAACCCTTGGGGCTATGACTCCCAAGGAAGGATGGAGGAGTCGAACCTTCAATAACCCATTCCATTCGGCTTGTTATAAAGCTCGCTACAGGACTCGAACCTGTACACTTCTGAGTTGCAGTCAGAGCCATTATTCCAATTTTGGTAAGCGAGCATAAGCTAGTATGGTGGCGCTCTGGAAGAGCCTCCAAAGGCGATTCGCCAAGAGTTTTGAAGTGGCGAATATAAGATTTGAACTTATTGTTAATCCAGAAACTTCGACTAGCTAATCCCTTATCGACCACTGAAGGCAGAGAAGAGCAATTACACCCTTTTGTTCCAAGCTTTGACTGCTTTCTTAATCAAGTGAGTATCAAGACACTTGTTACTATTCCAGCGAGCAGGTAAATCGCAAAAGCAAGACTTTGCATAACATCTTGAGTTATCATTTTATCAAATCCAATATATCCCAAGCAGCAACAGCGGCTATCGGTTTGCTTTTAGGAGTATACTGACCTGTCTTTTGGTTCTCAGCCCACCACCAAGGCCGACTAGCTTCGATCTTATGCAAAAGCCGCCAACCATGAAGCTGTAAGATAGACCAGCAAGAAGGAAACAAGTCTTCTCTGATTAGATCAAGCGATTGTTGGGAGTTGAACCCTGATTCGGCTTTCACTTCTATGGTTCCTAGGACATAGAACGTCAGAATCAATCAACCGACCGATATGCCTACCGGACTACAACCGCATTATTTATCAAACCAAATCTTGTCTTTGCAGGAAGGATCTCCATTGTAGTTAACGAAGATTTCTTCGCCTTTTTTGATTGTTTTTATTGCTGTAAAAACAATTTCTTTGGCTTTTTTGTATATGCAATATTCAGCATTAGGTTTGTATGAGTGATTGAAGAAGTTCCCATGACCCATTGCAAAAGCATAAGTATCTTTGCTCCATTCAAACCAGTATCTGGCTAAATCCGTTTTTGATAAACTCGGAGCGTCTTCTTTTTTGGTCAGAAGAATAGGATTTACCAGAAATCTTTTACCTTTGCGGATATTTTTCGTCGCAAAGACGCCTCTACCAGAAACGCCACTTTCTTTCACAACCGTTTTCATAGAGGGTGGATTATAGCAAGAAAAAAGCACTATTTATCTAGATTGAAAGAGTAAATACCGACCTCTACTTTGCCGATTTTTTTCTTTCTTTTCCAGTTATCATTTAACTTTTTCAAGTCAAAAATTTGAGAAGAAGAAGATTCAACAAAAAGATAAAGTTTTGCGCTGGAAACTTTTGCGTCTTTAATAACAGCAGAATCAGCATCTTGCTCATCTAGAGCCATTGAAACAGGTTCAATGCTCATGACATCTTCTTCGTCAATATCATTAACTCTCAAAACTAAAAACATAAGCGGATAGGGAGGGAGTCGAACCCACAGTCCCTCTTGCGAGAGACGCCACTTTTCCAAAGTGGTACAGAAAACCAACTATCTGAGTCCTATCCAATATTCATTTCTTCATACGAACAGAATCATATTCTTCTTTTGTCAATGGAGATACCGCCGATATAGACGGACCAATCTTAGGAATCTTTACGTCTACCCTATTAGACCCATCGTTCTTGGGAGTCCAGTATATACTCTTTTGCCACCACAAAGAATCGCCAAAAGACGGAAAAAAATCTGGACTTTTTCTTGCTCGAACCTTACAACGATCTCTAGAAGTTGTACAACGAACCTCAATAAGCCAGGAATCTTTTTCTTCCACTATGTCTACTATTAAACCGCCTACCATTTTATCCTCAGTATTGTTTTTTGATACGAAACTAAAACAAAAGATTTAGATTATCTTTTGAACAATAAGATCAAGAGCAACTATAAGAAAAAGTCCTTTATTATTTTCATCTGCATTGCAAAAAAGCCCATCGACTGTTTCAAGTCTCCCTAACCCGCTAATTAATTGATTTGAAGACTCGTGAGATGAAGCATCAATTAATTCCTGATAAACAATAATTGTATTAGTATATTTACCGTCTAAACTTTTAACTTCAAATCTATCTATTTCAATCATAGATTTTCCTTTATTAAGCGGATGGAGTCGGAGTTGAACCGACAGTACCCCATAAGGAGTACGGCAGATTAGCAATCTGCTGTGGAAAACCGATATCCACGTTCCATCCAAACTACTTTTTCCAACCTAATACATCATCGCCATTTTTGATAGCTTTAATTTCATTCTTCTTCAAGATTATTAATTTATGATCAAACTGACTCCACTTGCTTCTGTCTTTTTCTGTTTCATATCCCTTAACTTCTATATAGCAATTGTAATCTTCAACAAAGAAGTCAGGAGTATAAAAACGCTCTTTGCCTTCATGCATATAGGCAAAACGATTTTTATTTCTTTTCCACTTAACTCTTAATCGGTCAAGATATTTTGCAACTTCAAGCTCCCACGAACCATCAACCCTTACTATGCCCGCTATAGGACTATCATGCCAGATTTTTTTACAACGACCAGCTTTAGGTAGCCATCCATTTTCATAACGTTTGTTGATTGAAATTCGAATCTTATCTCTGCGTTTTTGTTCAGCTTCTTGCGAACCAGCAATTCCTGCATTACCAGCAACAGCAGTAGAAATTTTCTTACCTATTTCTTTGGCTTTAGAAATTCCAAAAAGCTCAATATTAGTTTTGCCTTTATTATAGATTTTAAACCCTGTTTTACCCTTATTCCAAGGTTCTACGCCTGTCTGTTTTTGAGCAATTTTGGCTTTGATAGCAGGACATTTTGATACGTTATTTTCGCAGCAATAGTTCTTGCCTATAAGAAATTTGCCTTCTTTGCCGCATCCATGTTTGCACATTTCCATATTCTTTTATTCAAAAGAGATATGAAAACTCCTTCTTTTATTCAAACCGGCGCAGCCAACCTTATCTGCCTACTCTCCAATACATTTTTATCGACAAGATCAATCAAGAAACACCTAATGGGGCCGGTAGGATTCGAACCTACAAAGTCTCAAAGACGCCCAGTGTACCGCTGGGTTTGCTCGCCTTCTCTCTAACATAATAAACTCAATGATTATGCTAAAGAGCGGAACTCGCTTCGCCGCGAGGGTGGCTATCCATGCCGCGGCCCCGTATAATCCGATATTAAAGCTTATGACTTCAATATGGGTTCGTCAAACTAATCAACCAGGTTTGGGCGATTTTGTTAGAATCTGCCCAACAATCCTTTCTCTTTCTCTAAGAGAGAATCGTCCAATTCCTGTCTTCTTCGAAAACAAAGAAATGGAAATTGTCTTTCAAAACTGTTCTTTTATGGAAATTCTTCAAGAAAAACCTCAAACGCCATGCTATCTCTCAACAACAGCTATTCTTAATAAGAACATCAAGTACGGTACTATCAAAAACAAATATTATGGCGTTCACTATGCTCTTCATGGAGATGAAAACATGCTTCCATTCTCTATCGGAACCCAACTACCTTATAGAGAAAAATTCCCCAATGCTGTAGCTGTCTTTTGTGGTATTGGATTACCAAAAATGTATAGATATGGTAAGAATATCGGAGACGATAACCGAAATTATATTCTCAAATCTCTTATCAAGAGAGGCTACAATCCTATTATTCTTGGTACAGAAAGCGACCGTAAAACATTCTGGTCTAATGTAGACATGAAAGGATGCGTCGATATGCTTGGAAAGACAAAACTCTTTCAAGCAGTTCGCATCTTGAATAACTGTGAGTTCTTTATCTCAAATGATACATGCCTGTATCATTTTGCTTCTGGTTTACAGAAGAAAGGTCTTGTCTTTTGGAGAGAAACCTCTCACAAAGTTGACGGCAACCCGTTTGACAAAGACTTTATCCAACACCATCAAAGCGAAGATATAACAACCTATAAGGCAGTTGTTGATAAGTTCCTTGATAGGTAAAGTTCCCTCCCGGAGTCGAACCGAGTATCTCCTGAGTACGAAACAGGCGCAGCGCCAGCACTGCTTAGGGAACGTTTTTCTTTATTCTAATTAGCTTCATCATGATTCTGTAAACTGTTGGCGTTGAACTTCTCCATGCAAAACGAAAAGCGTCTTTCATGGAAACAATTTTGCGAAAACGATATGTTTTGCCTTGCCAAGAACGATAAGCATAATAGAAAAGTATAACAAAGCGAAGGATTCTCATAAACAGAGTTACTGTCTATGAGAAGACAATCCTATTCAGGATTCATATTTTTTCTTACTTTATCAACTATTTCTTGATGACCTTGCTCGGCTTCAAACCAGTTTTCGTAACGATCCATATATCCATTCATAGGACCGCCAAATACCAAAGTCTCAAAAAGAACAGGTTTATCACCGTCGCCAAAATTATGATCAAGACCAAGAAAGACTGTTGAAACTTCAATGTCGTCCGTTATTTGAGTAAAAGCAACTCGCCTAGCGTCTCTGTTTTGTTGCATCCAAAGACCATTTGTTTCGTCCGGGACCGGACGAACACCATCAAGTTTATACCAAAGAAGCTTTTCCATAATCAAATTCCAAAGTAGCGATACAGGGAATCGAACCCTAACCTCAGGTTTATGAGACCTGCGCCCTAGCCTTTTGGACCATATCGCTATTAAATCTTATATTTCTTTCTCCAAGCATCTAACTTAGCCTTCTCCTTCTTTCTCTTCTCTACAGCAGCTTGCGCATTTTCAAGCGAAGAGTAACAAGAAAAATAGGCCGTATAATGACCGTCATGGGCTAACATGCCTGGTAATTCTATAACTCTTCCGTCTTCAAGAGTATAGCTTTGTGGCTCTCTATCGTCTGGATACCGCCAGAGACATAAACCGCCATTTTTGCTTATGAATCTTACCATGCCGGTAATTATTTTCAAATCATTACTGTATGGATAAAAATGCCATACCTGCATACCCAGTTTTACATCAACACCATCCGCAAGTTTATAAGGCTTTTTACGGATGCATTTGATATAAACCTTGCCATTAATTATCATTTTATGATATGCTTTAGCAACGCCGCAACGCTGACAAGTCTTGTCGTCGTCGAATCTCATTGGTTCGTCAATAGTTGGCATTAGATGATCTTGTTTAGATATTCGTCAATCATTTCCTTACGAGCAAGACCTTCAATCAAGTATTCAGGTATAGAATCATACCCATAATGAGCGCCAGCAAACTGTCCTGCAATCGCTCCAGTTGTATCGGAATCATTGCCAAGATTGACCGCTCGCAACACGGCTTGTTCGAAGTTATCCGTATCGTAGAAAGCCCACAAAGCCGATTTGAGGCTTTCTATGACATGCCCACGGCCATCAACCTCGTCAACCAAGAATGAGCCATTAGCAATCGCTTGAACTTCAGGAACAAGTTCTAAATCAAACGTTTCTTCCCAATCAGGATTGAGAACTTGCTCTTTTGGCAGACCTCTTAGCAAGCCTGAAAGAATAACTGCCATATATTCGCAGGCAGAACGACAAGCAGGACTATTGTGAGTAGTTGCGCTTGATTCAACCGCAATGACTCTCAGGTTCGGGTCTGTTGCAAACTTGATTGCAACAGGGGCAAGCCTCATGATTGAGCCATTACCCATTGCTTCAACAAGCGGCGATTCAAGTTCGCCAGTCGCAATGTAGTTTTCCAAAGACTTTCTGGTAGTGCCTCCCATACCGAAGCATTTGTTACCAGGAGTGTACTTGCCATTTTTGTACCAATCAACATACTTGTCTAACTGGTCTTTCTTGCAGTGACCATTTGCCAGAGAATCAGCAAGAGCCAAGGCCATACTTGTATCGTCTGACCATTCCCCAGCAAGAGAACGACGAGCTTTTGCGTCTCGATATCCCAGAACAGGCGGAAACGTACCTGCCTGTTTCATTTCAACAGGGACGCCTAAAGCATCTCCGATTGCAAGACCGTAGAAACAGCCTCGTTGACGATTTTGAAGATCAATACTCATGAAAGCTCCTAGCAGGAATCGAACCTGCGCATCCTTCATACCAAGAAGGGAGGCTACCACTACAACATAGGAGCGCTATTTGACTTTGACAAGTTTTTTGTGGGCCGGCAAATAAACGTGCCAGCAGTTTGGATCATGACACTCTCTGATTCTCGGCTTGAACTTCTTTTTACAATCAGGACAAATAACTTTCTTAGGAAACTTATCAATTCTTCCCTGCTTGTTTATGACTTTATTACCGATTCTCTTTCCCAAGGCCCAACCAACACCAGGGCAACCAGTAAGTTGCGTTGGCTCGTCTTTGCACCAAACTCTGATTTTCTTAGCTTTAAGTTTCATAAAAGGGGAAGGTGGGACTCGAACCCACTACCATTTGCTTAACAGGCAATCGCTCAACCATATGAGCTTCATCCCCAAAACTCCAGAGCTAGGATTTGAACCTAGATTATCCTAGTTAACAGCTAGGCGAATTACCAATTATTCGACCCTGGAATAACGCCCTTCTCAATTCTGTGATATCAACCCGTTGCCCCGGTACTTCACAGAGTTTATACGAAAAGGATTTGATGCAAAGTGGTGAGAGTAGGATTCGAACCTACGACGCGCTGGTTTACCTAGGTTACAGCCGCTCTACCAGACTGAGCTATCTCACCATAAAAGCCATCAACGGGAGTCGAACCCACAACCTCTCGCAGGGAAGTTCTCCATTCTCATTCCGATGCATCAAGTTTGAGAACTTCGACAAACTTCCTTTTCATGGGCGATTGCTCTGCCATTGAGCTATGACGGCAAATAAAGTCCCGTGCCGGAATCGAACCGACTATCTCTTTCTTACAAGGGAAGCGCATCGCCAGCAATGCTTACGGGACATTCTAATTTACAATTTCAAACTTACATTTAGTACATTCTTTACGAAGACCATAACC